CTAATGAAGTAGCCCCTGCTGCCGCACTTAGAGGGTCAGGATATGTTGTAGTACTTGCATAATACGTTGTGCCATCTCCACCACCTAAACTATTTAATGTAAAGTCTTGTAGCAATCCACTACAAACTGAAGTGAAACTATAAGTTATTGGAGGTTGAGTCGTTGTAGTCGTTGTGCTACTAGTGCTTGTTGTACTACTTGTGCTACTAGTTGTACTTGTAGTACTTGTAGTAGTTGTTGTAGAAGGAGGGACACAAGCAGAACATACAACAATTCTATTAGCAATAGAAGTTGTGCCTACTCTTTGATAAGTTGCTACACTAAATACCCCTGACACTCTTTGCTCAAGATAAATTGTTTGATTATCACCCATATCCGCAGTCAAGGTCGGAGTTAATGTAACATAGGTACTATCACAAATATTGCTACCATTACCAGTCAATGTTTGAGAAGTGTACTCAGGAGCATTACAAGCGTTATAATCACTTACCAAACTCGCATTAACATTAAATGCAAATGTAGTTGTAGTTGTGGTTGTAGAAGTTGTACTACTACTTGTACTTGTTGTAGTACTTGTAGTAGTTGTTGTAGAAGGAGGGACACAAGCAGAACATACAACAATTCTATTAGCAATAGAAGTTGTGCCTACTCTTTGATAAGTTGCTACACTAAATACCCCTGACACCCTTTGCTCAAGATAAATTGTTTGATTATCACTCATATCCGCAGTTATGGTAGAAGGCAATGTAACATAAGTACTATCACAAATATTGCTACCATTACCAGTCAATGGTTGAGTTGTGTACTCAGGATTATTACAAGCATCATAATCACTTACTAAACTTGCATTAACATTGAATGCAAATGTGGTTGTAGTTGTTGTTGTTGATGTTGTCGTTGTAGTAATACAAGATATAGGAGTGCTTTGTGAAGCCACAGTTCCAAGACTATCTCTTACTTGAACAATGAATTGGTCAGAACCACCTAATGTATTTCTTAATCCAAGCGTTCCATCATAAGGAGCAGTTGGGCTACTAATTACAAAAGGATTAGTTCCTGCACTTACATAAGTACTTAAACTACCTACATAACCCGCTAATATTTCATATACTCCATTACCACCACTTATTGTAGCAGTTACCTTACCTAAGTAAGTTCCACCTACATTATTACAAGAAACTGAAAGCGATACCGCAACTGGCGGTAGCGTTGTAGTTGTAGTTGTCGTTGTAGGACAACCAAAAGCACCAGTGCCAGTTACAAACCATTGTATACCCCCAGGGTCAGTGTATTGTACATTTATTACTCTAAAGAATAACGTGCCTCCATATACTACTCTATCATTTGCAAAGAAAGTACCATTTGGATATTGAGCACTTGTCTCGGTAGCCCCAGTCAAGCAATTATATAAAGTATACCAAACTAATATTGTAGTTGTTGTAGTTGTTGTACTAGTTGTTGTAACTGAACTACAAAGACTACATCCACCACCAATTCTTGTCATTGAGTTAAATCCAATTCCATCAGGTTTGTTATATTGAATCCATCCATTGTATGAATCGTATATTACATAATTTCCTGAAGCTAAAGGATAAAACTCAGTAGCAGTAATTTGAGCAGCATTACAAATACTATCACCACCTATGTATGTAATTGCAGCTATTGAACTACCACCTCCACTACAAACCTCACTAGAAGTAGCACCATATCTAAATAATTGAGGAAGTGTTGTTGTGGTTGTCGTACTCGTAGTTGTAGGAGCCGCAGTTGTTGTGGTTGTCGTACTCGTAGTTGTAGTTGTAGAAATAGGTGGTGTTATACTAGTTGTAGTAGTCGTAGTACTAGTTGTACTAGGACATACTAAAATAGATGATACACTACCTAAAGAATTTAATTGAACCGCTTGATTTTCTACATAATAATATTTAGTAGTATCTACTACAATAGGAGTAGTACCTGAAGCATCAGTATAAAGTATTGTGCTTAATCCTAAAGTACCACTATAATAAACCCTAATATTATGAAGTCCACTTGTATTAGCAGCACATGCACTAGCTGCATCATTATAGCCTATAATAGAACCCACAATAGGATAATATAAAAGGCTATTAGCAATTAATAAAGTCGTTGTAGTTGTCGTAGTACTAGTTGTAGGACATACGCAAGTTTCTATTTGACCATATATGTTTATATCGTCTAATGTATATAAAAAAGTATCGGCTCCTATTGTTTGCGTACAAAAGAAACCAAAGCCTAAATTTGAAAAACCTTGTTGTAAACCTAATAAAGTACCATCATATGTATTAAGATATGTAATTCCATTAATAACGATATTCCAACATCCACACCCTACATTTTCACTTGTAATATCCCATGTATACTTAGTTCTTGAATTGATTGAAGGATTATTTTCAGACAATAAAGGCACATCAATACTACAATCATTGGTATTGTTGGTAATTACAAATTGGAGTAGTTCGTTTTTAGTTGGCATTATTATCTTCTTTATCTACTATGTAAAAACAATAATCTTCAAAATAATCTAATCCAACCGAGTGTTCTAACTCTTGGAAATTACTATCACCTGATATTGTTGCTCCATGATTACGCATTAGGTTTCCCAAGAATGCAGTATTAGTGTATATTTTTAGGAACAAAGTTTGACCTGGCAACATCGTAAACGATAATGAACTATTACCATTAAATGTTACTACTTCTTTTTCAGGATAGAAATACGCAGCACATTGAGCTTGATATGGGTCGATAGTAAATGGTAGTGAATGATTCACTTGATTACCAAAAGCATCAAAATCGGTATAGTAATATATTTGACCTACTTGGTCACAACTCGTAGAAGCAACATAGAAAAATTGAGCTTCATAATTAAAAGTCGTTAAACTTTGAACTATTTGGTTGTAATTAATAGGGGTTGTGGTATCACCAAAGTCAAGAGGACACACCACCGATATATCGGCAACTGATACTTGTGTTACTATTGGTGTTAATATTGCCATTTATGATACTAAGATACTTTATTGCCATTAGAATCTGCTACGAATGATTTTCCACTTCCCTTATCACTCATTACTTTTAAACCATACTCTTTCAAAAACTCACGATTCATGTCGGCTAAGAATTGAGGAGACTCCCCTGCTTTCTTTGCAGACATATAAGCTCCCATTACTAAATTTATATTCTTCTTTTGCTCTTCATCAGATTCACCACTAGCAGAAGCTTTTGTGTCAGTAGATTTATCTTCTTGTTTTACATCAATAGGTTTTATCTTGGTAAAAGCCCAATAAATGAATAATCCACCTAAAGATATTAATATTGCTTTTTTTAAATTAGTGTTCATTTCGATTTGTTTTTAGTATAATAGTAAATTCCAATTGCAACACCAATAAAGCCAATAATCACAATAGTAGAATTTTTAATGCTACCATAAAAATCCGATTGAAGTCTTGCCTTTTTAGATTGATTAATTGCCTCCAAAGCTTTATTAGTCTCATCAGGTGTTATTACACCTTTCTTACTAAATAAGTCATTTAATATTGATTGTAATACACTTTTGCTCGTTTGAACTAAAGAAGTATTTGCTAATTTATTACCACCACTTTTTAGTGCTTGGTTAACGCTATTTAACTCTTGATTGATTTCGTCTACTAATAGAGACTTTTTTTCAGGAGTTAATATTTGACCTTCTACTATTGCCATTTTTTATTTATTATCTTTTGTTAAAGAATATATAACACCACCTAATAAAAGAACCCCAGTGCCTAGACCAACGATGGTTACTATTTTATTAGTTTTTTCTTTTTCTATTGCTAATGCTCCTAATGTCTCTACTCTTTTACCTCCAATATTACCCAAAGTAGAAGCAAGTATTTCTTGTCTAGCTTGTTCACTATTAGCTTTTATTAGGTCATCATTAAGCTTTTTCTTTTGTTCGAAATCTAAAGCTGCTAAATTTTGAAGATAAAATTCTCTTTTTCTAGCATCATGAGTTCCTGCTATTGCGGTTGCAACCCCCGTCCCTGCGGTAATAATTGCCGCTGCTGCTGATACTGCCCATGCCATATTAATCTAATTTATTATTATTTAATTTATTCTTATAATCTAAATGAATATTAGTTCCACTTATATAATTAATATGTGGCTCTATTATTTCATTTTCAATTTCATCTACTATTTTTAGCTTCTCTTCATCGTTCAAATCATTAAACTCTAATTTCATTCTCTCTATTGGATGATAAGTAGTCCAAATACAATCTTCTAATACATAAAGTACTCTTCTTGTACCTGCTTTTGTAATCCCTGTGTATGGTGCCTCTAACTCAACCCATTCACCATTATCAATAGTAACCATCGCTTTGCCCTTAGAAATAGTATAAGGATGATTCGTATTATGAATCTTACTAGTTACTATCGAATCTTTTGGCATAAATATTTCTCGTATGTACATACCATCAGTGAATCTATGAACAAGAGGACAATCAATTAAATCAAGATTATCTACAATAGCCTTCTCTAATTCATCAATCCTATCGTCATTTTCTCTATGTATGTATTCCTTTTTCATTATTTATTTCTTGATAATACATAAATTAATACTCCACCTAAAACAACAAAAATACCCGCTTTCACGAGTAAGTCATTTCTTTTGTTTTTTTCTTGCTCCGCTACCAATGATTCAATGTTTGAAATCCTTTGATTAGACAAACTAGTTAATACTTGAGTCATTATCCTAAGTCTTTCATCTTCAGATTGAGCATTATTGATAGCTTTAGCTAATGTGAGTTGTTGGTCATTAGAAAGTAAAGCTAAATTTTGTTCAAACTTTGCTCTTAACCTTTCATCATGAACACCTGCTATTGTTGTTGCAACGCTAATACCAACTTCCGCAAATTGTGCTATTGCATTTGCTGCATTAGCACCACCACCACTAGGGGCAGTCTTTGGAGCAGCATTAGAAACATTGCTTATTGCAGTTTGCTGAAATGAAGGATTACTCAATGTTGATTCTAAACCCATACTTAATGTTTTATCATTGTCTTAATCATCTCCCATAGAATTGTCCATAATGCACCTCCTGCTAAGAATGCTCCTACTAACTTATTCTTTAAAGCTTTGTTTTCTTCATTCTCTTTCTCTAACTTTTTCAACCTACCTATAAGCCCTACTTGGTCAAACTCTTCATCACCTACGACTACATCGTAAATCTTATTAATTTTTGAATCCATTTTGCCTAAAGTTTCTTCTACATCGTCAAGTCTATTCGAAAATATAGAATCGGGTGTAAATTGTACATCCATGATTATTAATTAGTTTATAGTATAAAAATACAAATAAATTATGTTTCTATACTAAATATTAATTAATAAATTATAATGAAATTGAAGATATTACTTCTTTTATGCATTCGTCAATTGAAAATATGCTCGTATTGAGGAAAAGGTTACGATTGTTGACTCCACTAGGCACATCAAAATCCTTTACATGGAACTCTTCTCTACCCCTAATGTCATTGTATTTAAGATAGACCCACACTACGTTTTCAGATATAGAGTCCAAGTATTCACGAGCTTCTTTAATAGGATAAACCGCACTAATGATAACTACTTTATACTTAGATTCTAAGTAAGTAGCAATATCACTAATACGATTAAGATTTTTGATTCTCCCCTCTTTTGAATAGTCTTTATTCTTAAAGATATTCCTTATTTCATCCCCATCAATTATAGGAGGTGTGGGCTCATGTTGTAAGAATAAAGTTTCTTGTAACTTAGTAGCAAGAGTGGTTTTACCTGAGTGTGGTTGACCATAAAATACTATTATCATTGTATATTTTTACATAAAAATACAAAAATAAACGTACAATATAGATTTATAATTGACCTTTTTGCTTCATTTCCTCACGAATCTTCGTAGCACTAATGTCAGCTATTTCACTAGGTGGAATGTATTCTACAATATCATATCCTACCCCTCTACCAAATGAAATTGAACACACATCAGGTATCTTCATAACCTTAATACGACCCTCTTTTATCAAGTCAGCATAAAAGTCAGTAATGGTAACAAATACCTCACTAGCACTAAAAGGATTCTTTTCATCAGGTGCTACATCCCTAATGGCAATTAATACGTTTCCACCCTCGTCTAACACTTGTTTAAAGAGTTTTTGATGACCTAAATGTAAAGGTTGCCACCGACCCACAAATAACGTAAACTGCCCTTCTTTCTTCTCTAAAGAGCTTTTAACATGTACTTTCTTATCCCACATAAAATGCTATTTAATTATTGCTTTTACTTTGTTTAATTCCCATTTGTCTATGATAACCTCGTTGGCTTCGGTAGACATATGCCATTTCATACCATGACCCTCTATAAAGGTTTCACTAGTCCATGTAGGGACTTCGCATCTTATGGTATTTACTAAAGTTTCTACTCCATCTACTAAAACCCTCCACTCAAATTGACTTTTTGAAGGGAAATTAGTGTTGAACCTAATATCAATTTTGTGTAGCATAGTGTATTATTTAGTGTATCTAAATTGGTCGAAAAACCATTTGTAGTTATTCCAAACCCAGTCACAAATATCTTGTCCCAATAACGCTTGTGCTTTAGATAGGACGGGTGATAATTTAGTTCTAATAACATGGTCTCCAAAAGCACCATACACTTCATCATCCTCTTTAGTAACTTGTTGTATATTGTCAAAATCGTGTTCAAAATAAGGTATTTCAAGATAATTGTATATTTTTTTCATTTGAGAATCAGGGTATAAACACAAGTCCTCAAACTTTATGAATAAAACATTATCAGATATTTTTAATCTAAACAACTCAGCTAGTCTTTCAATAGCCATCCCCACTGGTGGGTTTTGAGCCCATATATCCATTCGCTTTTGAACATTAGTGCCTTGCATCTTACTCCAATCCAATATAGGGTCTTGTTTTTCAGGACTCTTTCTATAATTACCTTCCATAGAAGCAAAAATGTCTCTAAGGTCTCTAACCATACAAATAATCTTTGGCTTTTCTCCAATAACGAATTGTAAGAAGTCATGATGAATACCCCATCCTCTTGACTTATCTATTACATATTTTTTATCAGTTATTGCTTCGTAGAAAGAAATCATACCACCTTTGCAAAAGGCTTGAAAACCTTTTTTCATTGTTTCTGCATCTTGAGCTTTAAACTCAGGACTATTGGTATAATTGGCTCTTGCGGCAAACATCAACTCTAAAACACCACTCGTTGGAGTAGCGTAAATGTCAGGATTTTGAGCCATCAAATTCTGTAACAGGGTACTGCCCGAGCGAGGCAAAGAGCTTTGATAAAAAATCTTTTTCATGGTTATATTTTTTTAAAATGATGTTTACAACATGTTCCGTTGTTTTTTATTGATTGTCTTATTGCTTGATAACTAATATTAAATTTTTTTGCAGCATCAATATATGAATTAAAAATTTCGTTTGTTTCTTCACATAATATTTTTACTCCATATATTAACTTTCTTGAATTTGATAAATTTAACTTATGTTCTTTTGATTTTGGTTTTTTATTAATAATTTTTAAAATTTCTTTATTATGTTCAGTCATTGTTCTACCAATTTCTTTTTGTTTTTTAGAAATTTTCAATTTATGACTTTTAGATAAGCCTTTTACATAACCTAATTTTTCATAATAAATTAAATCTTCTTTTTTTACATATTTTACTAATTCATCTTTATAAATCCATACTCTACCAAAACTAGGATTTTTATCTCCTTTAAATTTGTCTCTTAATTCTTGTAAACGATGCTCTGATAATTTTGTACCTCTAGTTGGATTTTCTATAAATTCACCAATATTAAATAATTCAATTCCATCATTTCTATATTTATTCGCCCAAAATGTTTCTCTCTCTATTAAATCATTGATATTACATTCTTCTATAACTTCAAATAATAATGAATTAAATCCATATTTATTGTAACTATTTTGAAGATTAGGATTTGAACAATTATATTTTAGATTTGATTTATGTCTAAACCATCTATTTTTTATATTAGAACTACTTCCAATATAAACTTTATTATTATTAATACAAGTTATTTTATAAATACCTATCATTATTTTAAAGACTCAATTATCTCATCTAAATTAAACATTTCTCTTTCATCATTGTAAGGAAACTCTTGTAAGTCACCTGAAATGTTGTACTTGTTTAAATAAGAACTTCTTAATTGAATATTATTTGTTTCTTTATTTGCAATGATATTAGTATGCATATCATACCCGAAAACGATAGGGCTATTAGCTATCCATAAAACTGAAGAAGGCTTGTCTAATGCTGCTGCTGCGTGTTGAGCAAAGCTATCCATTAATAACCTTTTTTCACTCATAGCTATTAAAACAAGTAAACCTCTAAAATTATCTTGAACACCTATGGTGCCATCATATTTTATTTGGTCATCTCTTCTAATATGTACAATGTTGTAAGCTTGGCTATACGTTTTGATAATTTCCAAAACGACATAAGAAGGAATATCTCTAGCCCATGAATATTTTAATTCAGATTGCCCACCTCCATTTGTTTGTAAAAGGAGAATAGGCTTATCTGAATTATATTTGTTTGCAAAGAAGTCAACTTCTCTTTTAGTAAGGAACAACTCACCTTTCTTCTTTACGATAGGCAAATTGAACATGTTACACCAAGTTTCGATTAAATGTTCTTCACATTTTATGTTTTTAGTCTCAAGATAAGGGTCATGAGCTAAAACAAGTATTTCTTGATTTTCAATGTACTCTTTATAAAAGTATTGTTGTCCTCCAAAAGCGTAAGTTCTATCTACATTTGGATTGTTTAGATAGACTTCAGGATAGCCTGAAACAACAATTAGTTTACTAGTAGGGTACTTTTGCTTAATGGAAGCACAAACTGCGGTAGAGGCAATACACTTACCAATTCCACCATTAATTTGAAAAATAATTACATTAGGCATATATTATATTTAATTGTTTACATATTTCCAATTGGGATAATTAATCGAATTTAATTTTCTCCATATTTTAGTTCTATTTACATTAAAATTTTTAGAGTAATGTATTATAGAATCATAAATAATTCCTTCGATTTCTATTTTTTTATAAAGTTTAATAGCTCTTTTATCTTTTTCTTCTTGAGATTGTTTTCTTCCTATTAACTTTTCTCTAGCCTTTATTGCATTCATCCAAGAATGTAAACTAGATTTACCAATATTACTTTCAGATATTTTTCGTTTATGTTCTTCGGATAACCTTTTTCCTTTTTTAGCATCTGAAAGTTTCTTTATGATAGCTAGATTTGACATAGCTTTCCTAGTAGCTATTTTAGTTTTTTCTCTATTATTTGGATTTTTATAATACTCAGTTAATGAAATTTTCAACTTCTCCTTTGTTTCATCAGAAATTTTACCATATCTTCCAGCACCTTTTAAATTTAACATTTCAAATCCACAATCTTTATATTGTTGTAAATATAATTCTTCATAATTATTCAATACTTCTTGAGATACATCATTTGGTAATTCTTGTACTACATTAAACAAATGGGCTTCCCATCCATATTTGGATAAAGAAGCCCATAGTTTAACTTGACGCTTACAATTAAGTGATGAGTATTTCGATACCCTACTTTTTAAATTTATACTTTGTCCAATATAAATTTTATTAGTAGGAGATTGTATTTTATAAATACCTGAGTTCATTTATATTTAGTTAATTTATAAAACAAATTTAATTAAAAATGTGATATAAAATACTAAATGTAAACATATATTTTACATATATTGTACTTCTACAAAATCAGAAACCGCTACACCTAATTTTGCCGCAGCAATGGTTAATAAAATAGTGTCATCAGTTCCCCAAGTAGCTAAATCCTCTGAAGTTAATTCTAAATCAGAAGAACCTAATTCTTGTAAACGAGTTTTTTTACCTTTTACTTCTAAGTTACCAAATACAACTTGGAAGCGATTTTTAGCTGCTCCTGCTATATAAGGTCGACCAATAACACTCATATGGTTAGCTTCGATTACTTCAGGTTGGCTAAAAGGGTTAGTTTGTTTTTGAAACTTAGCAGTTGGATTAATTTTTCCTACTAACATGATTTTTAATTTTTAATTTGATTGTAAATTTATACTTTTTTTGTTTATAGATTAAAGATAACTATTTTTTAAATATTTTTTATACGATTGTTAATACTCCACTATTAGACCATACTGCACCACTAGGAAGCCCTGCGGCACTTGTTGGTATAGACATTATAGATAAGTTGTTTACAAAAGTGGTACAATCTCTATTAGCAGTTATGCTAGTTCCTGATATTACAACATTATTATATCCACTATCCGTACTAGATTGCCCATTCAAAATAGTTGAATAACAACCACTTGCAGTGTTACAATAACCATTAACAATAGATGAATGTCTTCCACTTGGAGTATTGTAACGACCACCTACTATTGTTGAAAAGCTTCCACTTATATTATTAAATTCTCCAGTTCCCAAATATGCAAAACACCCAGTGGCTACGTTACAAAAACCACTACCCATATATGAATAACATATACTTGAGGAGCAGTTACGATACCCACCACTAATAGTATTAAAAAGACCACAAGCCTCAATAAATCTACCATTACCTATGTAAGCGTATTCGCCACAAGCAATATTATTGAAACCATTAACTATCGTTGCCCAACAACCACAAGTAGTATTACCTCTAATTGGGTTCACATCACCACCACCATTCCCTATAAAATTATATTGCCCACTTGCAGTATTCCCATGACCACCACCTACTATTGAATTACATGCACTAGCAGTATTAAGACACCCATTTAAAATTGTAGAATAATTTGCAGAAGATAAGTTAGACCATCCATTTAAAATAGATGAATATCTAGCACTATCACAATTATTATAACCACTACCTATAAACCCTCCATAACAACTAATAGTATTACAATTACCACTACCTATAAAAGAATAATTTCCACTACTACTATTTTTAGTACCACCACCTATAATTGAATTATACCCACTTGCACTATTACAATAACCACCAATAATAGTTGAAAAAAATAAAGTAGCACAATTGTAAAAACCACCACCTATAAAAGCAAAATATGAAGTAGCACAATTAGTAGTACCACCACCTACAAATGAATATTGCCCACTTGCAGTATTATTACAACCATTACCTTTTATAGAACAAGTACCAGTACCTACAACCATTGGCGAAGAACCACCACCTCCACTTGCACAAATTGTTACATTACCAACACCACAAGTAGGGCTTATTGTTATGTTTGAACCCGCTATAATAGAAGTTACACCACCACCACTTCCTCCGCTTCCACTAACAACTACTCCATTGCAACTAACTAAAGTACACCCATTAGGTATGCTTGGTATTTTAAGACCATTTTTTACTACAAATTCATTCATTTTTTTTGTTTTTTAAATTCACTATCCTTTAAAAAATTATAATACCTTAAGCTATATTTAAAACACCACTATTGTTCCATATTGTTCCTGTAGGTAAACCTGCTGCACTTGTTGGTAAGCCACAAGACCATAAACCTGAAATATGCAAAGTGTTACTTGCCACTGCACAAATTCCATTTCCTATAATAGTAGCTTGAGTAAACCCACAAGTACAATTATTGTTACCAAATATAACACCTTGACTAGCATCTATTACGTTACAACTACCCATAATAAAAGAAGTCTCGTTATAATTACCACTAATAGTATTAAAATTACCATTTAAAATAGCATTATTACTAGCAGCATTTATAATATTAGTATTACCATTACCTATAAATGAAAAATACCCTCTTTGTATTTGGCTATTACCTCCATTTATTATCACTCCATTATCTCCATAAGATGCAGAAATACTATTTGAACCACCTTGTATAATTATGGATTGCCCACCACAAGCTATGTTTTGTTGCCCACCTAATACAATAGAGTATGCACCACTTGTTGTATTAGTTTTACCTCCAAGTATAAATGAACAATCAGCAAGTGCATTATTACAACACCCATTCAATACACTAGAATTAGTACCACAAGCAGTGTTATGTGCTCCATTCCCTATAAATGCGTTTTGCCCAATATTGATAGAGTTATATGCTCCACTTCCTATAAATGAGGAATATGTACTTATAGTATTATAAGAACCTGAAACTATTGCACTAAAATGAGCTCCACTACAAATAATATTATTTTGTCCACCACCTATTAAACCACCATTTGCAATATTATTTCGACCACCAACTATTAAACCACCATTTGCAATATTATTTCTGCCTCCACCTATAAAACCACCTCCACTACAAGTAGTATTACAATAACCACCACTTATAGTACCATATCCACCACTAATAGTGTTATGATAACCTCCACTAATGGTTGAATTACTCGTATACCCATTTATTGTGTTAAAAGAACCACCTGAAATTGTATTAGCGTGATAACCACTATAAGTAGAAAAAGTTCCACTCTTAATTAAATACCCACTACAAGTATTAATTGTAGGGTCTACGCATATTGTTGTTGCAGTCCCATCAAATGAAGAACCACACACAACCATATCAAAATAATTAATTTGTGGGTCTCCATATAAATCTTGAGATGAAACTGTACTACCAACTGAATAATATGCAGTTAAATCTCCAAAACAAGCAGCTAATGTAGTTGCACCACTTACAAAACCATTAAAATATCCACCACTTTGGCTATTAGGTAAGGCATCACAAGCGATTACGTTAAAAGCACCACTTAAAATGCTACTATTTTCAGAAGCAACTACACTACCAAGACCACTTACACTTGAACTACAAGCACTTGCATTTATATGATTACAACAACCATAAAATGGATTAGCAGTAGTAAACCCACCACCACCTCCTCCACCTACGTTACAAGCATAGGTAGAATACGTTACACCACATTGTTCAATTGGTATTAAACTATTACATACATCTACGCTTGTAAGTAAAGGTAATTCGGTTATTTTAACATTAGACATATATCTATTTTTTAATATTTTTTTATACTATTTTTAAAGTTCCTGCATCATTCCATACAGCACCTGTTGGCAACCCTGAAGCACTTGTTGGTAGATTCCCTAACCATAAGCAGTTTGCGTGAAGTGTACAAGAAGCAGTTGCAGTAATTCCTGTTCCTGCAATTATGGCATAATTAAACCCACTATCATTATTACAATTACCATTTAATATTGTTGAACAATTACCACAAGAAGTATTGCAATTACCACTACCTATAAATGAATATTGCCCACAAGCTACGTTATTATTACCACCTAATATACTTGAATAGTTTTGATAATTAGTATTATTGCAACCACCTAATATACTTGAAAAATTTCCATAATTAGTATTACAATAACCACCACTAATTGTAGAATAATTACCACAAGATATATTTGTAAAACCTCCAACTATGGTTGAATAAGTTGCACAAGCAATATTATATCTACCACTTAATATACCTGACATATATCCACTTGCAGTGTTGCGATAACCACCACCTATAACTGAATAGGTATTAGTAGCACAATTGTAAAAACCACCACCTATAAAAGCATAACTACCACAATTAAAATTATTAACACCTGCACCTATAAAAGAATTATTACCTTGTATACAATTACCTGCACCTGCACCTATAAAACCACTACCTTGATAGCAAAGACCAACAATATTATATTCTCCACCACCTATAAAGCTATACCCATTGCTAATAGTATTAAGATAGCCTCCACTAATAGTTGAAGCACTCGTATACCCACTTATTGTATTAAAAGCACCACCTGATATTGTATTAGGATGATAACTACTATAAGTAGAGAAAGTTCCACTCTTTATAATGTACCCACTACAAGTATTAATTGTAGGGTCTACGCATATTGTTGTTGCAGTCCCATCAAATGAAGAACCACACACAACCATATCAAAATAGTTACATTGCGTAGTGCCATATACATATTGAGATGAAACTGTGCTACCAACTGTATAATACGCAGTTAAATCTCCATACCCTGCACTAAATGTAGTTTGACCACTTACAAAACCATTAAAATATCCACCACTTTGAGTGTTTGGTAAGGCATCACAAGCGATTACGTTAAAAGCACCACTTAAAATGCTACTATTAGTAGAAGCAGCAACATTACCAAACCCACTTACCATTGAATTACAAGCACCTACATTTAAACTATTACAACATCCAACAATAGAGTTTGCTATTGTAAATCCACCACCACCTCCACCTACGTTACAAGCATAGGTAGAATACGTTACACCACCTTGCTCAATTGGTATCAAACTAGTACAACTATTTACGCAAAGTAGTAAAGGTAATTCGGTTATTTTAACATTAGCCATATATATATAATATATTAATTCGTTATTAAGAAATTATTGTCCTCAGTAACAATGAAATCTCCACTTTGAGTAATAATGTAAGCATCAGGAACATATGAATTATCAGGTAATAATTGTTTAGATAAAACAATATTCCAAGCGTTAGTATAAGCTATATCCACTAATAATTGAGCAATTATATCCATACCACTAATTACAAAGTTAAATAAAGCCATTGAAGTATCTCCAATGCTTATTGTTGAGGTTTGATTAAAAGTAATTGCAGTAGGGTCGCTAATATTCCAACCAACTACAATAGAGCCTGATTCACTATTACCATTACTCTTAATATTATAGTTATAAATTATAGTACTATTATTAACTCTAGGAGTAGTATCTACATTGATAACACCACTTGTTGGAACTTGATTGTATAATTGTATGATTGTAGCACCACCTCCACCACCCGCATAAGGTACTAACATACCATTGCTATCGGCACAAACTGCACATCCACCACTTCCTCCATTTGTTAAGTTAGTAGCAACTAATCTATTTGACATGAATGAACAAGCCACATTATTCGTTAACCCAAATCCAAATACACCTGAATAAGAAGCACATGCAAAGTTGTTTTTACCTCCAACTATTGCAGAATAAGTACTAGATATAGTATTAGCTTTACCACCACCTATGAAACTAGAATACCCACCGCTAATTGTATTATTTGCTCCTCCACTTATCGTTCCATTATAACCACCTCCACATATATAATTTGTATCACCACCTCCAATTTGACTATTCTCTGTTGTTATGCAATTCCCTGCTCCACCACCTATGAATGATATATATGCACTTGCTGACATGTGGTTAATATACCCACCAACAATAGAAGAATACCCACAAGAATCATTTATATTACCATTACCACCACCTATGAATGCATAATTACCACTAATAGTGTTATTAGCACCATTACCTATTAAAGACCTTACACCATTAATACTATTATTAGTACCACCTACTATTGAAGAAAAATCACAAGTTACATGATTACCAATACCACTACCTATGAATGCATAATTACCACTAATAGTATTACAATCCCCAAACCCATTTCCACCACCTACTATCGTTGAGTTAGCACCACTTACTGCGTTATAACATCCACCAAGTATAGAAGAAAAATCACCACTTACTACGTTACAATACCCATTTAAAACATTTGAATATAATCCACTTGCTGAGTTTGAATATCCATTTCCAACAAGAGAATATTGAGCACTTGCAGTGTTACGTTGACCATTTATAATAGTACTAAGACAACTTGCACTATTACAACTACCATTCAATATAGTTGACCAATAGTCACTAGCAGTATTACACCTACCATTACCTACAAAAGAATAATGACCACATGATTTGTTAATAGAACCAGTTCCTATGAATGAAAATACATTTGTAGAATTATTACTAGCACCACCACCTACAATTGAATGAGATTCACAAGCATTATTAAAAGAACCACCACCTATAATTGAATAATGACCACTCGTTGTATTTCCTCTACCACCTAATATTAAAGAATAATCAGCACTCGCAGTGTTACAACACCCAGTGCCTACTAATGCATAATCACAACTTGCTACGTTAAATCTACCATTTAAGATAGTTGAAAAACCTATACTTGCATTATTACAACTACCATTAAGAATTACTGAATATTGAGCACTAGCAGTGTTTGAATATCCACCAAGTGCACCACTATATAAACCACATGCATTGTTCCCTACATCACATCTAATCGCTGAACAATAACCTAATCCATCTACTATAATACCATTGCCGCACCCTCCACCACCACAACTTGTGCCGCCACCTATAAAACCAAAAGAATCAGTTCCTAAAAATGAACTACTCATAATATTATTTTATCAAATCAAGTAAATAAACTTCCTTATAAAGTTTACCTTGATTGAATACGAAATAACGAACATCTTCGTCATCATCTTTATTCAAATAAACACATACTTCAATATCTTTCGACTCCATTTGCGTTTCAAGGTTCTCTATAATCTTCTTAATTTGAGGTGGCACTAATTGACTTAATGGCAACCCAAATTCTATTCTTCCTACGTTTAAAACCTCTTTTATAGTCAATTCTCTATTAGGAACATAATTATGACAAATTAAATACTTTACTTGTCTATCCTCTTCCTCACCTAACTTTAAAAGAATCGAAATATCCAATTCATCCATTTTGTCAACTTTAGCAAACCTTTTTATTGCTTTACTAAAAATTTCTCTAGTTTTAGAGATAATCATTTCTTCCATTTTTATGATTTTTTTGTTTTGTAAATATGTCTATCCAAATGATAACATGACCTCAGTTACATCTAATGATGTTGGAGCACTTATGGTTATTCCATCTAAGGGTTGAGAAACAGAAATAGCACTTAAAGTAACACCTTGACCTGCTGATAAACCATTAGCTACCGAAGTCAAGCCATTAAAACTAGAAGTACCTAAAAAGCTTAAAGTTCCTGCTTTGCATAAAACAGTTAATCTTACCACGTTTTGAGAACTAGATATAGTTAAACTCCCATCAGTAAGAACATAAGTAAATACGTTTGTTGCTCCCATTTTATATTATTTTAATAAACTTTTTAAGTTATTCTCGTATGAAAAAGGAATAGTAGTATATATGAACCCACTATGCACTTTAACATACCCCTCTGCATTTATCCTTAAGTCTTTTAACTTCAAAGTTAATGTAACCAAATTTACAATATTTTTCAATATTAATGTAGGATTGAACGAAAATCTATAAGAAACATCAGTAGATTTTGTTGGAAGGATTACTATATCTTGAATTTCATTAATATTACCCACTTTGATACCATCTAAGTATATATCTAAATACACCTCAGTTACTACTGCTTCTACATTAGAAGCATTGTATACTCTTTGAGTAATATCCAATGCAACATCATCTTTTGATATATTGGCTATTTTGATACCAATAATCTTATATTGAATATCCTTCAAAAAGTTAATTTGTTTTTGATAATAACGATAAAGAGCAAATCCAATTACTCCTAATCCACTAAATATCAAAATAGGTTTTAATGCTTTCATTATTTCTTTCTTAATAATACTATTAATAAAATTACTCCTAATCCAATACCACCATATAGTAATAAATTCTTATTTGATGTAGTTGAAGTAGATGTATCAACACCTAATAAATCAGATTTAGCATTTTGTATTGATTTCTCACTTAAAGTAGTCAAAGTAGCTAATGTTTCAGCTTTTGTTGCTTCTGATTGAGCTTTTGCTTGTATAGCAACACAATCTAATTGAGTTTGTATACCTTTAAGTTTACCTTCTATTTCACGAACCACTGCCAATCTAACTGGCAAGAAAGCATCCTTTGGCTTTGCAGCTAATTCTTTTACAATAGATTCTCCTCTAGTAGACAAGCCATTCAATTTCTTTTGTATGTCATCGCAAGTCTTTTCAGGATATGCAGCCCACGCTTTTCTTTCTGCATCTTGATTTTCTTTCAAATGCTTTTTACGAAGTTGACTACCAAATAAGTTAGCCCAATCTTCGCCACCACCTTGAAAAAATTCTTGCCCCCCGGTGAAGTTTTTAAACTCTCTACTCTCATCAGCAAATTGGTGGTTACCTAATCTACTAGGAGCATGTGCACCTTCGGTTGTTCTTTCAATCATATCTATTGCCATAAAATAATTTTTTCTTGTTGTTAATAATGCCTTTTATTTACTTTTGCTTTTAGCTAAAAAATAGATTAATGCAATAACACCTAATCCTAATGCACCTAGTCCTATGTACTTCATCGTATTATCACCTTGAACACCTTGTGGTGGTGGATAATCGCCTTTAGCACCCATTGTAGTGTCATTTGTTACTACATTTGAGCCAACACTAGCTTCTTGACTAGGAGGTGTATATAATGGAGTTTTTAAAATTCCACTAGGAGTAGGTATTTTTATTCCTAAATCTTGGTTACCATATTTAGGTAATACGCTATAAGGAGTTTTACCTAAAAGACTATCAGCAGTTGGAGGAGCTATTGCTAATCCACTATCAATTGAACCAACACCTGATTGCATATCTTTTATAGTATTTTGCATTGTGTTAATCCATGAAGATAACGCAGTTATATTTCTAGTCTTAATACGCTTACCACCTGAAGTACTTGGTTTTGAGTTTTTTAATGTAGATAGCTCAATAGTAGCTTTCCCTATATTTTGTCTTACCTCGTTAATATCTTGACTTAAAGGGTATTTAGATGCGAACTCATTTGCAGCTTCCGCTTTTCGTTGAGCTTCTCCACCTATTAATGTTTTTCCAAATATTGCAATTGCCATAACCTTTATTTTTAGATTTGATATTTAATTCCTTTTGCAGCCCAATCTTTGTTGATACTTGTTACTCTAGCACTAGTCAATCCACCCCACTCATTACCTAACTCACTTTTTACGAAAGTAAATAAGTCCATAGGATTACCGACAGGGATTCCAAAAGCATAATTTTGTCTATTTCCAAAAGCTGCTATCAATTTAGCAACATCTAAATTATTTTTCATACTTTTTAAAGTACTTTCCACCGCAGCGTAATCATCCCCAACTGCATATCTCATACCATTATAAGCAGTATTAGCAAAAGTTACATAGTTACTATCTAAATACGTTGGCTTGTCACCATTAGATTGAGCAACCTTAATTTCACTACTAATGTTATTTACAAGTTCTTGATTCTTTTTAGCTTGGTCAGTAGGAAATACTTTATCGTAAACTCTTTTACCTACTAAAAAAACTATTGCTCCACCACCAACAATAACGATACCTTTCGCCCATGATGGTAAGTCTTTGTAATAATCGTAAAATCCTGCTTTTGCCATAACTTTAATTTTAATAGCCTACTGCGTAGACATCTTTTATTTTATATTCTTCTATATAATCTCTAATGAACTTATTGATTATATCATATCTTTTTTTATTTTGCTCACTTGGGTAACCTATAAAAGTATCTCCAAACGCAGCATAAGCTTCTCTAATTGGATAACCTAATCCTAAGTATATAGTTAATCCATTCAAATCAGCCTCAGTTTCATTCGTTATATCACTATTTAAGTAAAAGTGACTAAACTCGTGTAACAATATTGCCATTCTCATTGGAATGGTATAAGGTAAGAAAGACTCTTGAGATACTTGTATTCTACCATTTTTAGTAGAAATACGAGCAGGAGTAGCCATTTTCTCGCCACTTTTATTATTCTTAATGTATGGTAGGTATTCTATTTTAAAGCTCCCTACACTACTTACATAGTCTTTTGGGGCACTAATCCAACCCGCATTGTAACAAAACTTTTGAGCAAATGCTACAAAGTTGCGTACCATTGAATTATCCATCTTTGTTTTACCCAAAGTAATATCTAACTCTTCTTTCTTAATATCTACTACTTGAAAGCTATTATCTTGCCCCTTTTGTAAATTGCCATTAGCCTTATTGTAAACCGATAAACTTGTTGAATATGGAGAAAGAGGCATTCTTACGAAAAGTTCTTCTTGTCCATTAATAGTTTTTTCTCTATCGGTGAAATAAGTATTAGCTTGGTTTTTATCGAACACTTTCACTACAATCACTTGAGGTGTTTGAGTTTTAATCACGATTTTAACCATGATTGGTTCGTAAAGGGTAAGTAGCTTATAATTCATATTAGATATATAGTGGGGCTTGTATTCTTTGTGGTTGAATAGCGTATCTTCCTTGTGTTAATTGCTCTTTCTTAGCTTGTTGTTTCTTAGTTACAATGTCAACTGGCATCATAATATTATATTGAGCTAATAATGGGTTGCTATACTTAGCTGATTCCTCAACTAAAATAGTAGCCGCTGATACCTCACTCGCTTTTACACTATTTTTATTTTTATAATAATAATATAAAGTAAGTGCACCCGCACCACCTAAAATCCACCAAATTAAATTATCTTTTTTCATTATGCTTTCTTTTTCATTAGTTGACTAATAACGATTGCACCTACGATAACACCACCTACTATAAGTAAAGTGCTTGTTGGGAATCCAAATACTGTTTTGCTCATATTACTACTTTTAAGTTGTGACAACTTGTTATTAATATCTTCATTAAGATTAGCGTTTAATGGAAAAACACCTTTCTTTTTTTCTCTACTAAGCCAATCCGAAAAGTTTAACGTACCCCCTTCATCTTTATATAGTTTGAAGAGTTGATTTGCAGTTAGCTTTTGTTCCAAATTTACTTCTTCCATTTTTTGTGGTTATTTTTTATTGTGGTATTGAAGGATTTATTGCATTTTTTAATGCGTTTAAATCCATTTGAGTATCAATTGATTTTTTATTAATCCAAAATTGTAAAGCTTGTTCAGTCTTTGTACCAAATATACCATCTTCAACCAACTTAATTAATTTCTTACCACTAAATTTATCTTGAGGTAACGAATATCCTTTTTGATTAATTAATTTTTGCAATTCAACAACTTTACCTTTTGGCATTAATGGAGCACCATTATCCCTATCACCCTTCTTAATTGAATTAGGATTACTAGGTACTACACTCTTTGTAGGTGTAGTTTCTTTTGAGGTGTTAGTGGCATTACTATCTATTGCAGCACCTTTACTTGAAGCTTTTTTACCTAATAAACTTTTTATTACGAAGTAAGCTCCAACGATTGCTACTATACTAGCACCAACCATTAATTGTTTCTTATCTAGCTTCATTTATCTTCTAATTTAGGTAATAACAATTGAGATACGATACCACCAACCAAAGCTCCTATAAATGCCGAAGAAACTAGATTATAGCTTCTTGACATACCAATTAAAAGACCACCACCCATTCCTATAAAAGCTCCTGCAATAGTACCCTTAGTCTTTTTTAAAGCCATACTATCACTCTTGGATTTCAAAAGTTTTACTTTATCTAATATATCTTTTGCCTCTGCCATTTGTTTAAATTTACGCTATTTTAGGCAAATCTAGTGGTAGTTGTGTACCATTTGATTTTTGACCTAAATTAACTTTATTACAATTTTTTTGAATAACACCACCCGCTGCATTCATATATCCACTACAATTAACTTCCAACCCAATGTTATTATCATAAACATTTGGAATAGAGTTTGTAGGCTTGATGTAAATAGGCTTTTTTAAATTGATTAAAGTATCTATTGTACCACTATTAGTGTCATAGATGCGTTCACCATTAGCGTTTAGTTCTTTGCCAGTTGCATATTTAACATTATCAGGTGTATCATTACTTGAACCTGATACTAAAACTGTGGGTTTCTTTTGATAATGTTTCCATACATAATAGCCAATGATGTATAAAACACCACCACCAATTACATAATTTAAAGTCTTTTTATTCATAACGATAATTTAAAGATATTATCTTCCATAAGTTAATTTCTGACCTAATGTGTTTAATCCACTAGGCATATTTGCTGCTTTACCAAAACGAGGTACACCACTTGCATTTACATTAGGTTCGCCACTTGCATTGAAGTAAGAACCAGTCCAAGATGCTTCACTAGGAGTAGTTGTAGATTTAGCTGCTTTTGCTGCTTTATCTTTTTTCATTTTCATCCAATACCAATAAGCACCACCTGCAACTACTGCAAGTACCAATAAATTTTTACCCTTTAACATATTTTTCATTTTAAATTATGATTTAATTATTTCTTATACTTTTTGTATGCCAAAAATACAATAACACTAACTGCTAATATTCCAACACCTACCCATACATAAGTCATCATATTAGATTGTGGTTGATTAGGTAAGTTTTGTTTCATTTGGTCTTGAACACCTTGTAATTGTAAAGATTGCTCTTGTAATGCGTTTTGCTTTGCTTGAGTCTTATTAGACATGCTTTGTAAGCCAATTTGAATACCCGCATTTACGTTTTCAGATGTCAAAACATTATCTTTTAAGAATCCACCAATACTAGATAACGCTAATCCTACTTTAGTTTTACCTTGAGGATTTGTTGTTGTGTCAACTCTTGCAGCTTTCTTTTGTGCACTTGTTAATTTAGGAGTTGCTAATTTAGGAGTACTAGTTGTAGTGCTTTTACCTAACCCTAAAAAGCCTTTATCTTTACCAATACCTAAAAAACCAAAGTATTCATCCTCTCCTACGAAAGAATAATCATCAATTCCAGTAAACCCAAAATCAACCGCAGTGAAGCTTTTAAAATCTTCAGTAGCCTTTGGTACTTGTGAGCTTAAATATGTTGTTAAATCGCTTCTAAACGTGCCACTCTTAGCATTAGCCATTAAGACTGCTAAAGTAACTTCATTATCTGAAGGATTATTAGGCATTTGAATACCATTTCTTTCAAGTAATCTAATTAAACCATTCTTATCAGTTAAAACTGCGTAAGATAATGCTTCATTTACTACTTGTGTTGCGTTTATTGCCATTGTATTATTTTTTAATCATGATTGCAAAAGCTATTAACACTGTTCCAAATATCACTGCCATTGTTGTTTGGTTTGTTAATTGCTTGTTTTCTGCGGTTTGTTGTGCCGCTTGTAATTGTCCTGAAAAATTCATGTAATTTTCAAGAATCTTTGTGTGCTCTCTTTCACTATCCTTTTCCACTAATTTCGAATCAAATTTCTTTTTAAAATAATCCATAAATAAATCCTTATCAGGATTATTCTCAATTATTTCCATCATTGCGGGTTCCCCCTCGTAGCTAACCAATTGTTGTAGTACGCTTGATAAAGGTTGGTCTTTATCAAATTCATACCCATACTTATGTGCAAGTGACCTTACAAAATAAGGATTTGCTTGTGCGGTGTATGTGAATATATTTACTCTAGGTAATGACATAGTACGAATTTACTAAATTTTAATTAAAAAAAGGGTATAAGTATAAGATATTAAATCCCAACTTACACCCCTTTCTTATTTTTTTTATCTACTTTCTAAACTAGAATTATCTAGTTGCAGGTCTGATAATCTTTGGACTACCATATTGCTTAGAAACTGGATTTCCACCCAATCCACGAGCAATGTTGATTGTATCAGAAGGGTAGAATTGGAACTGAACTGTTGTTGCAGCATAAAGTTGGAAAGTCAACTTTGTGAAACCATCGATTCTGAATGGTTGCTTCAATTCAATTACACCGCTTTGTTGTTGATACGGGTCAATTGTTGGTGTCAAGATTTTAGTAGCTTGGTTACCATTCGCATCTAATGTGCTTAATGTTAATGGAGCTAAAACTTGAGACGTTGTACCTGCTACTGAAGAAATCAAAGTACTACCAATTGTGAATGGAGATACACTTGATTGATTCAATAAGTTGTAGTAAGTTACGTTTGATAAACCTGAACTAATTGTTACGTTAGATACAGTTAAAGAACCACCACTGAAACCAGTGTTGTTCAAATAAATGTAAGCACCGAATACATCGATAGTTACTGCTGCGTTAGACGCATTAGAAACTGTTACGATATAAGGTTGAGAACGTAAAACTGGAGCTGCTGCCATTGGAGCTGCTTCGCCATCTGCACTGAAGAAATTTTCTCCACCTGCAAAATACATGTCATCATCTACGAATCCATCTACACCGATGAATTGCTCATTTACTTGGCGATTAGCCATTTGTAAATACTTTTGAATACTACTCATTTTTAATGAATTTTAATTTTTAATTGAATTTGTTTTAAATTCAGTTACTTCTTGATTACGCACCGATTTTAGCCTTGTCTAATAGTGGCTTTGCAACCAACATATATAGAGCAACACCTCCTGCAACGATAAGTAATTGTCCTGCGATTTTTTTGAAATCCATTTTGTAAGATTTTAGATTTTTAAATTGGGTCAACTATTAAATACAGATTCAATGATTGACACTCCAAATTTATGTAATTATAAGGCATTAATATATTTTAATTACTTACTTTATTGTAACTTTTTTTTTCTATTGTTTCGTATGGTTACAATTTGTATATAAAACAAATAACCCCTAAAATCTTTCGATAATAAGGGCTATTATAGGTTAGTAAAATGTGTAATTATGAGAAATAAGAGTGAATCATCCTTTCTTTTATCTCTTTTATAGCACTTTCTTCAGTGTGTTTTTTCTTATTTCCTTCTTTTTGAACAAGATATGGTTTCAATATCTGCTTGTAATTTTCATTGATATATTGATTCAAAGCTTCCTCCCTTACATCATCAGGTATATTACCTCTAATCTTAGATTCATCCATATCTACATATAAGAAGTATCTAATATTACCCCTACCATATTCATTGTTTACCATTATTTCAGCGATACGCATAAACTCAAACTTATCAGGGAATTTTTGAGCATGTCTTTCCACACTCTCATTATTCTTATGAAATCTTAATTGATTTAGATTACCCCATATCTTAGTATTAATACGACCTAATGATTGATAAGATAAAATAATATCCAATCCAATATGTCTATTGGTACAAATAGCACCAATTAAATCACCAGGCATGTGGTCATAGATAAACTTATTAATATCCTCAATTAGTAATAATCCATTCTGAAATCTATTGAGTACATAGAATAATGCTTGAGCCCATTCATCTAGGGTCATTCTAGCTCCATTTGGATGAAATGGTCTAACTCTACGAATTTGTACGCTTGGATGAACAGTGAATAGGGGTACATCCTTTAATGATATTGCTTGAACTCCATAAGTACCCGCACCATATTCATCATTCACATCCATTATTAAGCACTTCCTTCCTTTAATACCTTGATAGTAGTCACCTTGAACGTATTGGTTCATCATTATCATATGTTGATATGACTTACCAACTCCTTTTTTACCACAAGCTGCCATTAACATTGGTTCTCTACCCATAATACTTATTTTCTATCTTTTAAAGTTATTTCGAATCTAGCCGAGTCTTTATATTTAGAAAAAGACAATGTTCTAATTTTTGTTACGCAAAAAGTAAAATCATACTCTACTTTTAAAAAATCCTCCTTCTTAGTAAATATTGGATTTACGATACAATCTTCCACTAACATTTTAAAATCCTCTTCATCTTCTATTGGATAATCAAAATGTATACTTTCCTCTTCAAATGTTTTTACAAATGATATGATTGTTTTTTTAAAATTAATCCATTCTTGGTTTTTGATTCTCATATTAATCTAAATCCGCATAGGGGTCTTTTTCCTTCTTTGGTTGGTTAATAGTTTCATTCAAAATAATAGCTTCTGCAATTTCTTCTTCATCTAATGGAATAGAATCAGACTTTGCTTTTCTACCTCTTTTGCCATTATTAGTTCTATTCTTCATTGCTAGTTCGTAAGCACTTGGTGTTCCTTCTGCATCCTTCTTCCACTTTTTCTCTTTAGCCAATTGTTGAATAACTCGTGCCTTACCAGTGCTTGGAACTTGCATTTGTTGAACACTACTATTCATTACACTCTCATTTGTTTGAAAGTTGAAGTCAGCAGCATTAGTATTTATCGTTTGGTCATGATATACTTGTTGAGTAGGAGAAGGTGTTGTCGTTGGTTGTGTTGGATTTGGTTGAGTACTTGTTGGTCTACTCATTCCACTCTCTTTAAACGCTAATGTATGGTCTTTTATAATATTAATCATATCATTCATAGTACCACGCATTTGAGCTATAATAACCCCTTTAACTGCAAGGTCTTTACCAAAAGCAAAAAGTAGATATTGCTCATCAGTCATACCCGCACCTCTTTTTTGCAATACTCTAATTAATGGAGGTTTTACATCTTTCTTAAACTCTTTACTTACGCTTAGAGTATCTTTATTTTGTTCATTAAATTCTTGAATAAACTCACCCGCAGTTATTGTCTTTCCATATTCATATGGTATTTCAATACCTAAATCTATCTCTCCTTCACTTTGTAACTTCCTAAGTTTTCTTTCAGGAAATTGTAATAGTTGATTACCAAAAACGTGTAATTGCTCATAGCCATCTAAAATCAGATTAGCCATGTGTTCAGCACCCATTTTCTTTTCAGCATCAGACAAGTCGTTCATCATAGGGTTTATTGGAGGAGGAGTGCTTTTAGCACCACCGCCACCACCACTAGGAGCCGCATCACCACCTAGCATATCGTAGGGATTCTCGCCAGTGTCTATGGAGTGAGGTTGAAATGTTGGTTCAGGAATAGCATTTGTCATTTGTTCTTGACTAACACCTACCGATAAATTGGTATATGGTTTCTCGTTTACATTCTCAAAAAATGGATTGTAAGTTCTAGTAGGTTGACTAATAGGAGCTTCTTGCGTGGTTATTTTTTGTTCTTCACTCATTTAATTACTATTTAAAGTTTTCTATTTTTTTATCTAAATCGTTTCTTATTTCTAAATAAGCTAAATCGTTTTTCTTTAGGTCTAATATCATTTGTCTATATCTAGTCAATAACGCTTTATTCTTATTCTTGAATATATTTTTCCTAATCTCCCCTAAAGACATTTTTTGATATAGATAATGTACGCAAAAACCTATTGCATACTTTCTTTCCCCTCTTACATATCTGCTATACAATAAATCTTCTCTTGTTATTGTGAATTTTTCACAAATAGCATCTATTACATAAGATTCATAGCCATCAGCTATTTCAGAAACTTTATGATTACTCTCTAGCATGTTTAATGTGTTCTTATAACCTCTATTTTTAATGCTAACTAGTAATGTTTCTAGTAATTCTACGTTTTGATTTTGATTCATGCCTTAATTTTATACAATACAAATATATTTACAATTTACCAATCTTTAATTATTTTTTTTAAATATTTTGTGCTTTCTTTAAACCACACTTTATCTATTACTCTTAGCTTAATAGTAGGATGGTATTTAGCCATTCTTTTATACTTAGTTCTATCTTTACTAGTTTCATATCCTTTTACCTCAAAGTATTCAAAATTACCACTTGGAAATAAAACTTTCCAATCTGGTTTATAATTGTTAGTACCACGCTTTATACCATCAAACCAAAAAGTATCAGGTTCATACCAATAATCTACTATATGACCATGTTTTTTCATAAATGATAAGTATAAGCAGTATCTACGTTCCCAATTTGATTTTAAATACATCCTCTTATCATCTATTTCAAACCAACCTTTTTGTGTTGCTGCTACATTTCCACCATTATGTGTTAATTGCATTTTTTTCCTTTTTTTTCTTTAATGCTTCTTTTGTACATTTTGAAATTTTATCTTTATGTTCTTGTGTCATAATAGCCAAAACACTTTGCCTAACTTTTTCTTTTGATTCTTCTGACATTTTTTTCCCCTTATTCCATGCAATGCAACCTTTTCTTAAATTAGAAATCTTATTTTTAACTTCTTGTGACCTTTTTTTACCTAAATTAGATTTTGAAATTTTATCTTTGTGCTCTTGTGTAATATGTTTTCTTGGATTATTATTTAAAGACATTTTTTCTTTTATATGTATTGAATGCTTTTTACCATAATATGGATTTTTTTCACCACTTACCATATTTGAATATTTTTCCTTTCTTTCTTGAGTCCATGCATTTTTAATACTTATATTTCGTTTTATTTTTATATCTTCTGATAAATTTAATGTGCCTTCTCCTCCATCTGTTAAATTACATAAATTAATCTTACTATTTTCTTTCCAAAATGATATAAGATATTTTTCAATTGAACAAGCCTCTTCCCAAATAATATTATTGTGAGTTATTTCAACTACATAATCATATTTATTGACAACATTATGCCAATGATTATTTCTATTAATTTTTTTATATGCTCTTGTTTGATTTTTACCAATGCCAATATAAAAAATTTCATTATTATCTTTTCTTCTATGTAGATAGACTATTGCCATTATAGTTTGTATTTCTCTTTAAATTCTTTGTCTTTTGTAATTAGCTCGTATATGTACATAGAATAATCATTATCTGATTCATAGTGTACTCCTAAAAAGAGTCTACTATACTCAATGTCTTTGGCTAATTTTTCAAAATAATCAAATTTTTCAGGGAAATGGTTACCCAAAACGTAGCAAATTAAATGTGCTTGTAGGGTATGACCACTTGGGTAAGAAGGGCTATCACTAGATTTGGTAGCGTATGGGAATAGCTTCAGCTTATAAGCATGAGCTAATTGATATGGTCTAGGTCTTTGAAAAAAGAACTTTAACTTAATAAGTAATGGTAATGTATCATCTAGTAGTCTATCTACTATTTCAATACCTTTTTCTCCTAACTCTTGTTCTACGATAACATCCGCAAATGTTTTAGTTAGTGATTTATCGTATGATTTATACCTTTTTAGAATTTCAGGATTATTCTTCATCACTTCGATATTGTCCACTAAAGCATTTAATTCCTCTCTAGTAGACTTTGAAGTGTTCTTAGGAAAACTAAATTTTATAAGTTGAGGTACATGCTTTTCAAGAAAACTAGTACCTTCTTGTTCTAAATAAGGCAAATGCTTTTGGAGTGGATTACCCCAAGTAATTGAATCTATCATTCTTTTATGGTTTTTTTATTAAATATTATCCAATCCTCATAAGAGGTCTCTTTCTCATCTTATCCATTCTACCACTTGCGTTCATTTCAGCTTTTTGAGCTGCGATTGAACTTTCAAGCTTTTGAAGTTTTGTGCTTAAGTCAGCATATCCTGATTTCTCAAGCATCATCATAAATCTAGTGTATTGAACTTGATATATAATAGCTCCAAAAACGATAGCCATAAAAGTAACATCCAATACATTTATATCTTCAAAGAATGCTTTTATACCACCACTTTTTTTAATGAATGCACCGCCTCCACCACCCATATCATCGACTCCACCCATAGGAGGTGTTGCCATTGGTGGGGTTGCCATTGGAGGAGTTGCCATAGGTGGTGTTGCCATTGGAGGTTGACCACCCATATTATTATTTACTATTGGTTCCATTTAATTATTTCTTATATTTTTTATAAAGATAGTATGCTAAACCCGCAGCGGCTACATAGTACCAAAAATAACTTTTCTTAGGAGCTACTGCTTTAGGTGTTTCATCAGGGAATGCACTTCCACCACCACCACCACTAGTCCCACCAATTGTTGGAGCAGTACCTAATCCTATTGGAATATTTACATCCACTTGGTTACTAGGAGATTGAGTTGTTGTAGTTGTTGTAGTAGTAGTTGTTATAGTACCACTAGTTTCAACACATTGACCTAAAGTATCATCCCAAAGATAACCTGATGGACAAGGAGCATGACCTTGAGTTGGTGTTTTCATGCACATACCACTAGGTATGTCATAATAATAACCTGCTTCACAATACATACTACCACCTATTGTTGTTGTACTTGTTGTTGTACTTGTTGTTGCCAATATACCTGATTCTCTTGTTGCAACTACATTGCTACCTTCAGTACCCGCAGTTGGTTGACCTGCACCTACATCTACTTTACTGCCAGGAATGCATTGATTACTTATAGCATCGTATACTAACCCATATCCGCAAATAGGCACACTATCTTTACTTCTTGGAGTATCGGTAAGTGTTACACTTGCTCTTCCTTCCTCAACTGCTTTTCTTTGTGCATCAGTTAATAAAGCAGGATTAGGAGTAAGAATATTTTGAATAGGCTCGGTAATTCTACCACCCGAAGAGTTTGGTTGTGCAACTAAACCCGCAGCGATGCCTGGACCTCTAACACCAGTTGTGTCATCAAATACTTTAGCAGCGGCAGCAGCAGCTTCAGCGGCTCTTTGTTCTATTAATGCTAATTTTCTATCAGCAGCGGTTCCTACATCTTCTACACTCCCTTTAGGAATGAAAGTTGTAATAGGAGCTACGCTTTCAGAAGTAGTTGAACTAGTAGTTGTACTTGGTACAATAGTAGACTTAATAGCCCTAACATCAGATGCTACGACATTTTCATCAGGATTTGTGCTAGTAGCAAGTGCACCTACCGCATTTGCGTACTCGGCTTTGCCCTTAGTCTTACTATATACATGTTTCTTTGGTTTGATAAATTTATCTTCACCATCGAAAATAATGACATTCTCTTTAGCCATTTTTTTATTTTTAATTTAACCTACCACTTTTTTATAAGTTATTCCAATTTTAGAATCTCTCATCTTCTTTTTTGTTTCATCTGAATGCTTTCTCCCTAATTGAGCTTTAGCCATATTTTTTCTTATCTCTTCGTCAAAAACTCTTCCAAAGTTAGGATTTTTTTCTCCTTTTCTACTTTCACTCATTTTTAATTTGGTTTCCTCTGAAGCTTTCTTTCCTATTTTTGATAACCTCATTTTTTCCTTTGTTTCATCTGAATGCTTTTTCCCTAAATTAGCTTTTCTAAGTTTGTCTCTTGTTGATTCGCTATGAGTTTTACCAAGCCAATTAAATACAAGCTTTTCCCTTGTTTCAATAGAAATAATTTTATTTTTATTAGCTTGTCTCATTTTTTCTATATGTTCAGGAGAAAGCTTTCTTCCAATTGCTTTATTTCTAATTTTATCTTTCCTTTCTTGAGTAAAAATAACTTTAGAAACACCATCTCCTCCATCAGTTAAATTACAAAGAGAACCATTAGATAAATCATTCCTACCATAAAAAGAAATCAAATATTTTTCTATTGAACAAGCTTCTTCCCAAATTATATTATCATGAGTTATTTCAATAGAATAGCCAAATTTATTTACAATGTTATGCCAATGTTTGTTTCTGCCAATCTTTAAGTATGCTCTTTTAGATTGAGCTCCAATACCAACATAAAAAACATCATTAGTATCTAACCTTCGATGTAAATAAACTATTGCCATTTTATCCTTTTTTTAAAGAATTACTAGCTCTTTTAATAGCAGCAATCCAAGATTCACCCTCTTTTCTAATCTTTTTTGCAAGTTTAGAAATATCTGCAACATTGATTTTTTTTGTAGCCTTTGCCATAATATTATTATTTTATAATTATTTACCTTGACCTTTAGCCCATCCTGCTGAAGCTATACGAAATACTAAATAGATACCCGCTAAACCTAAAGCATAACCAATAACCATTGGTACTATATTTTTATTATTCATAACTATTTTTTTTTAAAATTACAATTTTTTAATTATATTTTGTTCTTATTATATTTTATTTTCTTGTTTGAGACCAATACCATAAACCATATATAGCTAAAGTACCTCCAATTAACCATCCCCACTTTGCTTTATTAGTCATTGCCTCTACTCCACTAACTTCTTTTATATTGTCAATTGGTAACGCAATTCTAGGTTGTGTTATAGTCCAATTAGGCTCTTCCCCATTAACATCGGTATATATAGTTACATCTTTAGGGTCTTTGGGGTTTGTGCTACCCTCAACGATTTCATCTACTAAAAATGCTCTATTAGCTTTAACTCCACCTATTTCATAAGTAGTGAAAGTATCTTTTAGTAATTTGTATTTTGCCATATTATTATATTTTATATTTATTTATCTCCATTAAATGCATCGTTCCAAAATGTAGCTTCATCACCAACGAATGACTTTGTTGGATTTTGAGCAAGTCTTTTTTTAACTTCTTTGTCTACTTCAATATTTTTATTAACTGCCCCTAGAACCAATCCCCCCGCTGCTATTGCTAATAACACTCTAGCATTGTTTTTGTATTTACCACCAAAAGCATATATACCTGAAAATAAAGCAACATACCATAATGAAGTCCATAAGTAATATTCCCCTGCTACATGCCATTCTAGGTTTTCAGCGGTAATTAAATTCTCATCGTAGTCTCTTTGTAACTTATTTACTCTTCTAAAATATATACCATCAAAAGGAGTAGGCATAGTATTAGCTATTGCCGCTGCTATCAATGCAGTATAAATTAATGTATTTCCATTTCCCTCTTTAACTACCTTACTTATTCCTAAATCCATAATATTTTACATTTATGCGTTATATTCTATACATTTAACTCGATTCATCCAACCTTTAATAAACTTCTTTTGAGAAGGGTTTGCAGCTACTATTCTATTGTATCTATCGGTTCTCATTTGTTTCAATGTATTGAATAACATTTTAGAATCACAAGAGTTAATAGCTTGAAGGGTTTTACTACCAATGATTGCATCAGGTGTAACCTTTAAAATACTTTGAACATATTTTGCAATTAGGTATTTACCTTGATTAATTGCTCCATCCACAATGTATTCAGCTAATGATTGATTTTTTATATTGTCAGCTTTGAAAAAGTCCCAATAAAGCTTTTTATAGACCATTTTAGCATCTTCTAATGTTAATGCTAATACATCGTCACAAGTGTATTTGCCATCATGGTTCTTGTCCAAATGGAACTCTATTAATGTCTCCAAAATAATTCCAAAATGAGTACAGCCGCCTAAATCAGTGGGGTCATTCTCGTACTTTGTACCTTCAGAAGATAATATCTTAGGAAAGAAAATATCAAAATTAGCCATGTTATAAGCTATTTGATTTTATTGGTTCATCATCAGAGAATAAATTCGATAAAAATTTACCTACGAATGCAGAACTTAGAGTAACGTATGCTACTACTTTGTAATCTTGTGCAAATCCAATAGTAGATGCAGCTAATGCAGCTACACTTAGACTATCAGCGAACTTTCTTACCTTTTTAGGTGTAGGTTTCCAATATTCACTTATTCCAAATTTCATAGTATAAATTTTTATTAATGCTTTAATAAATTAATGCTTTAACAAATTTATGCTAAAAAACCAAACAAATAAAAAAAACGTAATTTATCTTACATAACCAACTATATCATCAATCTTATTAGTGATAGTTATTATATCATTATCTTGATTAGTAAAATGTAGATAAAGTATATAAAATTGGAACGAAATTGAAATAACCACCCATGTTACTGCAAATACTAATATTACTTGCAAAAGGTTGTTTATAAAGTTTTTCATGGTTTTTGTTTTTTTAATGGTTAATCTACCAAAGTAGTTTATCAGCAAACCAACCATTACTATTTCTAATATGTCTATCCGATTCGTGTCTTTGCTTATATAATTTTCTTCTATTGTCAGCATATTCTTTGCCATGCGTAACCTTGAATGTAGGATAATCCCCATATCCAATGGCTCCTATACTAGCTAATTTTTCTCCTTTCTTATTAAACACATCAATCTTTTTGCCTTTAACTTGAGAAGGTTTAACAATGACTCCTAATTTAGAAGCTTGTTCTTTAGTGTATGGTAGAATATGATAAGCCATAATTATTTTTTTCTTAAAACAACTGCTCCTAATGTCAAAGCTCCAACTATACCTGCAAAAATTAACCAACTATAATCAGTTTTCTCCTCTTCTTTTGGTGTAGCAATTGGCTCTACTTTTGGTGTAGGAGTTGGAGTAGGTGCAGGAGTTGGTTCTACTATTGGTGCAGGAGTAGGAATAGGTGCAGGAGTAGGACTAGGAATAGGTGCAGGTTGACCTTGAGCTTTTGCTAATTTTGCTCTTTCACGACCCTCAGCCATTTTTCTTAATTTTTCATCGTATGATGCCTTGTTAAGATTGTATTTTTCAATTTTCTCAACTAATAGCTCGTCAAAATCATTTAAAGCATCTTCTGCTTCATTAATATCGTTTTCAATTTCATCTACATCTTCAGCTTCAGCGGTTTCTAACGACTCTCTAAGTTGATTTACTTCATTAATACCTTTGTAATATTCACTAACCTCAGCGTTTAAGGACTTAGATAATTTACCAATTTCTAATCCTAATTCTTGTGCTTTTTGTTCAAACTTTGTCATTTTGTTGGTTTTTTTGTATGTATAAAATTACTATATTTTTTCTAATTTTTTCAAAGCATCTTCATAAGATACTGGAGTTTCATCAATTTTTTTATTTCTTTGATTTCTATAAAATAGCCAACCACCTAGTCCTATTACTAATATTGAGGTTATTATACCTAATTTCTTATTCATATTAATTGATTTAATTGATTCTACCTAATTGTGCAATGTCCCTAACTGCTTCAATAATCCCTTTCATACTATTTAAGTACACAATAGGATTAGTAGTAGTGTATTTAGCTTTTGCTATCATAATTATTTGTTCTTCAGGAGTTTTAGCATTGTTTCTAGCATCTTTGTATCTATCCCCTAAAAGTACATCTATGTGAGCTTTAAAGCCTGATTGCACATCTTTGAACTTAGCAAATTTAGCTTTTGTTTTTACTTTCTTACCTTTTACGAACTCAGTAGTATCTTGTAATACATACCCAACAACTCCTGGCAATGATGGATTGTATTTTATACCCGCAAAGTTATTGCTTCCTTCAGGGATGTATTTACCATATCCACTTTCTAAAGCAGATTGAGCCATAACCGCAGGGAAGAATAAATTAGTTCCTTTTATGGCACTAGCTACTCCAATACCATATAGTTGGATAAATTTCTTTGTTGCGTTATATGTTGCTATTCCATACATAATTATTTATTTTTATTTTTTAAGTAGTAATACCCACCAATTCCTATCAAAATTAAACCAATTCCCAACGTTGTTATGTTATTTTTTATAAACTCAATTACGTTGATTTTTAAAAGTTTTGCTTTTAGTCCATTAGCGTAATTAGTAATATCACTTGTTGCTTGACTAGTACCATAAGGAGTTGAGCCATAGTACCCTCTTTTCTTTAACTTATTGGCAAAATCATTGACATCAGTAGAGTCTTTTAATTGTTTAGGTGTAACACCTCCCATAGTAATATTATAGAGTCTTACTATTTTGTCATTAATAGAATCTTGTATTGTATTGAATTTTGCGTAATAGTTACCTTCAGGGGAAAGCGTACCTTGAACTGCATTAGGTTGACCAATAAACTTTATACCACTTGTATTGTTATTGTTTTTAAATACGTTTGAGGTATAGTCAGCACTCTCAAAACGAGCTTGTGCCACTATTAGTTTAGCCGCTTTTGGGTTGAATCCTTGTGAGATTGCGGTATCATATATCATTTGGTCAATACTTGCCATATCTTATTTTTTATTTCTTTCTTTCCACTTAGCAGTTTGAGCACCAATAATTCTTAATGCAGATTCGTGAGCTTCTTTTTTGTTATAAGTTTTACCATAGTCTTTTTGAACTTTTGGAGCTACTTTTTTACGTTCTAATAGGCTTTTTTCAACTGCTTTTACCTTGTCAGCAAATTTTACTTCGCCACCCATAGCGTAAAATCCTTCTTTTTCATACCCATAGAATTGTATTCACCACTTTCCCATAGCTTTTTCATTTTCATATCAGCGGCTCTCATAGACTTAAATTCGCCTAATAACTCTCTTTTGTTTCCATCTTTAGAAACCCAAACTATGTATGGAACTACTTCGCCACCTCTAGCATATTCATCTATTCTTTTGCCAGTTTCTAGGTCTATTTGAGCTCTTTTGTGTGTTTTTAAATTTTCTACAACTATTTGATTATCCCAAAACATATCAGTTGTCACCTTGTCTCCTATTCTTAAACCATGTTCCATCATGCCGCCATGAGCCATTTTAGGAAAAATTCTAAATTGATTTTCAAATTTATTTTTGTCAGCTAATAATCTCATACCCGATTCTTTGCCATCTTCATCTAAATAGGAATACTCATATTTTGTATCAGTTATTTTAGTGATTTTAGCCTCTCCACCTTCAAACATACCTTCATCGCCTACATTTAATTCACCACCTTCTTCAAAAATGCCAAAAAGTTTTCTTTCTTTTGGTCTCTCTTCAAATTCTTCTTCATCTTTTGTAACTATCTTCTCTCCATCATTAAATAGCATTTTACCTTGACTTTCGCCTATGTATCTAAATTCTTTGCCGCTATTGTCTTTGTACCAACGACCCGCAGTCATACCGCCATGAGCATATTTATGCTTAATCAATGCTATCCATAATGCTTGAATACCTCTTGTTTCAAATATTATATCATCATTATCATTATCTACTAAAAAGTATAATAATTCTTTGTCAATATTTATTTTAATTAAAGGTTTCATACCTCCAATTGCAGATGTACGATTGAAATATCTATATATCTTTTCTCCTTCTTTTAATTTAATGTCTTTTACCAAATTTTGGTCATAATCATTTAATTTATATAAATATCCATCAGCCATTTTGCCACTGCTAGTTTTCCAACCAAAATTACCTACATAATCTTCTTCGGTATGTTGAACTTTTTGAAGTATGTCTTTTTCTATACTACCACTTGGTCTACTTAACCTCCACTCATCATTTTGGTCATAAAATTTAACATTTCCACCTTTAGCAAATCTTTCTCCTCTCGATACTCCTTCCCATACTTCTTTTGCAGGTTTTGGAGTAAAATATATATCTCTTTCAAGTCCTAATCCAAATGGAGGCACTTTAATTGTTTGAAACTCGGAACGACTTACGCTACCCATTTCAGGTTCAAATAAGTCTACTATTGCCCAAATATAATCAGGGTCTTCAGGGTCTGAGTTCAATAAATACCAAACACCATTTGAATATGGATTAAAAATTTTGGCAACAACCATCTGCTTGTCCAAATCAGCTCCATACTTGTATTGTTCAAACAATTTTTTATCAATCTCTTTTGTAAATAGACGCATTTTTTATTAATTTTTATATTCAAATGAATGATTTCTAACTGATTTTTGTCTCTTTTTTAATACATTAACAATATCACTTTTTGTACATGAAAGATAATTTGAGGCTTCTGATATTGATTTAAACTCCTTAACAAATTCTGAACTACCTTTTTTATACATTAAAACCGCCTTTTCATTATTAATTTGTGGTATTTTTAAATTTGCTTTATAAGCATGAATTTGATTTTCAGATTGATTACACCATTCTAAATTACTTACGGTATTGTCTGTTTTAATTCCATTTATATGATTTATTTGATTTTTATTTTCAAATACTTCTAAAAATGCAAAACCTACCAAACGATGTACTTTAAAAAACTTACCCTTACCTTCTTTATACAAATCTAAAACTAAATAACCATCACTATCTAAACTTGGATTTCTTAATTTTTCAGGCAAAACTCTATTGCCACCACGAAAATGTGCTATTAACTTTTCACAGCTTTTCACTCTACCAAGATTACTTACTTGATAGAGTCCTTCATAACCAATAATATCTTTCCAAATCTCTGACATATTTTATTCTTGTGTTCTGTGAATTTCTCCGCCCATTGCCATTTTCTTAGTTTGATATTCTAAGTAATGAGTAATATCGCTTAAATCGGTACTTGCTCTTTCAATTTTAGCTACTACCCAAGCTTCAATATCACTTTTAGTAGATACGATATGAGATAATTCATCAGCATGATGCTTAACTGCTTTAATTTGACTTAAAACCATTTCACTATTGCTTTCTACTACTTCTTTTTCAGATACACCCCACCATCAGCCATTTTTTGTTCTTTTACACTATCCCATTTTTTAATTAATTTCAAATGTAAGTCTCTTCTTTTTTTACCATTTTCAGAAGATAAGTGACCTTCTTTTTCATGTAATTCTAAAATTCTTTTAGCTTCTTTTAAATCTGCTTCATTACCGAAATGTTTTGCCAAAAGAACAACATTTTCAGAATGATAGTTATTATCTTCATTATCTAAATATTCTTTTTCAATCTCTTCTAATTCATCTTTAGTCATTCCACCTTTAGCCATTTTATTAGAAAATTTCCAAAACTTTAATTCTCCCTCTCCCAACACTCTTTCTCCTCTATTGTTTCTTATTTCCCAAATATGAGGATTTTTATTGTATAAAGATTTTACTACATAAACACCATAATCCGCTTCTTTTGATTCAATTCTATCTCCAATTTTTATATTATCCTTTGTAATTTCTCCACCATCACCCATGTAGCCACCATGCTCTAATTTAGGGTATTTTTGAGCCTTTTTTGGTTGTTTTACATCAACACGATTTGCTCTATATTCATAATAAACATGACCTTTTGAACTCTTTTTATCGCTAAATTGGTTTCCTTTTAATCCTTTTGATACTCTACGACCAACGTGCAATGCTCCCTCTTCTGCATCCTTTTTCAAGTCTACACCCGCACCCTTATATATACCATATTTCTTTTTAGCAACTAATGCTTGAAGCTTAGATAATGTAGTAGCAGTACCTTTTGTAGTACTTACTTTACGAGGTTTAGCTCCTCCTTTCATTGATTCAAGCTCATTTTGAGCCTTTTCTAATTGAGCTTTTAGTTTAGATTTAATAGTAGCATTCAATCCTTTACTAGTCAAAGCCCCCTTTAATTTTTTAATATCACTCTTTAATTTTATTATAGTAGCCATGTTATTTTGTTTATATGTTTAAAATTACGAATTTTTTAGTTTTAATGCTTGTAATTCCTTCTTCTTTTTTTCCAATTCATCTTTTACCTCATCGTCAAACTCGGCTAATACTTCTAATCCATCTATTTCCTTTTGTAATCTCTTTATTTCTTTATCCTCTTTAGATATGGTTTTCTTAGGTAATTTTGCAATAAAACCACTATTTGAAGCTTGTACTACATTAATAGATTTTTTAGGAATGTATTTATTATAATAGTTACTTCTAACCCCATCTAGGAATTTTTCTTTTTCCATTGTAACCTTCAATCCATCGCTTATGTACTCAACGAGTAAGGTTTCAGTAGATATACTTTTAATTTCAAATACTAAATCAGTTCCATTTACTATAAATTGCTCTCCTACTTCAAATGGAAAAATAACTTTCTCTTCTTTTATTTCATCCAATACTTTTACCCATTGACCACCATTAAAATAATCTTTTGCGTTTTCTATCTTTTCATTATATGATTTGTCAATTTTATCTACATTGGAATACCAAGATATTTTTGCCTCTCCCTTATCCAAATTAATATCAGATATGGTATATATATTATTTTTTGAACTTTTATCTAATGGTACTATAAATTTAGTGCCTTCTTCAAATGGTAAATTGCTTTCTACAACTTGTTCAACTATTGGCTTTTCAACAATTTTAGTTTTCTCAGCAGTACCAAATCTTTTAGAAAGGAAATCCAACGCAGATATAGTAGCATCAAACAACGCAGGATTTTCAGTTGAAATATTATTTAACTCACTATCATTTGATACGACAAAATTATCAATCAAATCTTGTGCTTGTTCTTTATTTAAAGGCATATTAATCTATTTTATCATATTGTGTTTCATCATCTATATTTAATGGCAATGATTCGCTTAAAAAAGATGCTCTTTCAAAAATATCTTTAAACTTATGGTCAATAAAGTTAATTTGTGCATCTTGACCAATAGTTGCTATTCTAAATTCGTAGTCTCTTTCCCCCGCTAATACTGACTCTTTCTCGTATTTAATAACGATGGTATTAGGTAATCCTTGATTTTGCATGATAGTAACATTAGATATTGAACCATACCTTTTATCTACAAAATCCTTTAGGTTCTTTAATAATGTCATTGCAGCCATCAATTGTTTTGTGGTTATTTGTGGTTTTACTCTCATATTAAAAGTTTTGTAATTCGTTTAAGACATTTTTCAGTAGTTCGTTTCTAACTTCTTGTCTATCCTCTTCAGTTTCGAAGAATATTCCCTCAGCATAGGTTGTAATCTCCAAAGTGATGTTGGTGATATACTTTTTAAAAGTAAATCTACCTTGTTTATCTATTATAGAATATCCAAATTCATTTAAGCTTTCATCGGTTCCTTGCAAAATTTTTGCTCCTAACTCTTTGAAAAAAACACCTAATGTCTGCCCTTGATAAATCAAATTTACATCTGCTTTAGATACAATGTCATCTAATTCCAATACAAAATTGTATACTTCATTGCTAATAGCTGACAAATCCTTTCTTAGCTCATTGGAGTTTACAATATCAATTTTATTCTTTAAGATAGTTGCACTTAGTCTCATCCACCAATTAAAAAATGGATTTATATTTATATCAATAAGCACATCTGCATCATTATATTTATTTCTTATATAATTTTTTACCCCATATAAAAAAGAATCAAGTCTATTCTTGATAACCATATCATGAAAAAACAACATAGCTTCAGGTAATACCTCTTTACTCTTAAAAAGACCTAATTTAACGTACTCTTGATATTTATTTCTATACCTCTCAATTCCCTCAAAATATTCATTTTGGCTAAAATTTGGTTGACCATAAATATCTTCTTTTTCAATAAAAGATGCAGTAACTTCTTTTTCAACAGCCCACATTGCTAAATATTCATATACTTTCCTAAAACTATCTGAAGAAATCATAAAACCTAATGACTTATCAAATTCTTGACCAAAATCTTTAGCTATGATAGGTTGTATTAATAAGCTATTTTTAAAATTTTTATCCTTAGCCACTTTGTACATTGGCAATTCTACTCCATTTGGTGTATTTTGTTTTAATGTCCATTTGGTATTCAACTTAACAAATCTAGTCATGTAGATTCTAGTCATTACCCCTATTGATTCAAGATAATCTGCAACCATCATCGCAGGTATGTGTCTAATAGCGAATTGAGTGTCACCACTTAAACTAGTAAAATAGAATAAGCTATATATTTCCACATACTTTACCTTACCCTTGTTTCTTTTGTGTGTTAAATACACTTTTCTGTTTCTAGTTGCATATTTTAACTTAGCCCCTTTTACTCCATCTTCAATTGCAGTTTCTCCTTTTTGTCTAATAACGCAATCAAAAATACCATTATCATCTTCGTAAATGTATATTTTCTCCCCATTATCAACCTTTTGAACCACCAAATTAGGTGGCACTACTCCACTAGGAAGCTCAAAGTCTTTAAATTTATCGGGATATTCATTTGCCAATTTTTGAGAAAAATACTCAGGAACTTTATACATACCCATAGAAGCCAATGAGAAATCAAATATTCCCATAGGTTTATCGGTAGCAACTAATTTGCTTTTTTCGGTTTTACCACCTAAATTCAATTTGAATGGTGCTGAATCAAATAGTAAATTTATTTTACTAAATGAGTTATCATTATAATCGTTTAAATATTGTTGAAGATTGAAAAAAGAAGATTGCTCTTTTATAGAACTATAAAATTGCTCCCAATCGTCAATAGCCCAACATAATATAGGATAAC